GCGCCCGCGATGGCGGAATGGCCGCCCCGAAGCTGCGAGACGGTCAAGTCGCCCTGACACAGTTTCAGGTCGATTTCGCCACAAAACACAAGATCCCGCTGGAGAAGATGGCCGAGCAGGTCCGTCGTCAGCAATCGAGGAATGGCGCATGAATACCGAGACCGATTTCGACCCGTGGGCTGACCTCGAAAAGGAAGAGCCTGCCCGGACGCCGCGGTCTCTTGAAACGCGGGAAAAAACCGAGCGTCGGACGTCGTATAAGCCGCCTTCGCTTCTGCCGGACCCCGATCCGCAAGACGGGTACACTTTCCGGTGGGTGCGTCATTCATCGAGAGGCGTCGAAGACAAGACTAACTTCAACATGCGTCTTCGCGGGGGCTGGGAGCCAGTTCGCGCCGAAGACTACCCCGAAATCCTCGGCGAGTGGGCAGGTGCCCCCAAGACAGGTCTCGTGGAACATGGCGGATTGATCTTGTGCAAGATGCCGCAGGAAATGGCCGATCAGCGAAACGCGTATTATTACGAACGGTCCATCGCCGGGCTCAATTCCGCAGAAGAGCACTACATGCGAGACAACGATCAGATCGTGAAGAAATTCAAGGACGCGCGAGCGCGTGCTACTTTCTCGGATCGTGGCGGTCGTGGTTAAGCGGCAACTTTCTCGGAGACAACAATGTCCAGCACGGCAAATCCGTACGGCATGATCCCGGTCGAGAACCAGGGCGCGCAGTACAATTCCCAGGGATTCGAACAGGTCCCCATCCTCGACGGCTACACCACCGCCATCTATTTCGGCGACGTGGTCAAGCTCGGCTCGAACAACTACCTCGAGAAGGACACCGGCACCTCGACGCTCACGCCCTACGGCGTGTTCCTCGGCTGCAAGTTCATCTCGCCCAGCCTCGGCTACTTCCAGCCGCAGGGTTTCTGGCCGGCATCGACCACGACGGGCTACACGACCTACCCAAACTTCCCGATGGGTTACGTCTCGACGTTCCCCTGGGGCGTGTTCCAGATTCAGGCCAACGGTCCCGTCACCTGGGCCGACATCGGTAAGAACGCCGCTATCGTCCAGACGGCGGGCACGTCTGCCCTCGGCAAGAGCCGCAACGCTCTCAACGCAGCGACGCTCGATACCACCGACACGCTCCCGCTTCGCGTCGTCGGACTGGTCGAGTCCCCGACCAATGCGTCGGGCGATGCGTACACCGACTGCCTCGTGGTGTTTAACAACACCCAGCAGATCCTCACGAAGCTTGGCGTGTAAAGGAGCACTGACATGGCCGCAATTTCTCGTGCCCAGCTCCTTCGTGAGCTTCTTCCGGGCCTCAATTCCATCTTCGGCATGAACTACGAGCGCTACCCGTTCGAATATGCCGATATCTACACCGAGTATTCTTCGGATCGCTCTTTCGAGCAGGATCAGAAGGTGACGGGTTTCCAGTCTGCGCCGGTTAAGCAGGAAGGTGCCGCCACGCTGTTTGATACCGCGCAGGAAGGTTACACGGCGACTTACGTCATGGAGACGATCTCCATGGGGTTTGCTCTCACCGAAGAAGCTTTCGAAGACAATCTTTACGACAGTCTCGCTACTCGGTATTCGCAGGAACTTGGTCGCGCGATGCGCAACACCAAGGAAATCAAGGCGGTTATCCCATTCAATACGGGGTTCACAGCCGTGGCTTCTGGCGGGTACACGGTCGGTGATGGCGTGCCGCTTTTCTCGACCTCGCATCCGCAGGTCGCGGGCCCCGTCATTTCGAACCGTCCGTCTGTGGCGGTTGATCTTAACGAGACCAGCCTTGAGAATGCGACCATTCAGATTTCTGGATGGACGGATGATCGGGGTAAGCTGATCCAGGCCCGCGTGCGTAAGATGATCGTTCCCAAGGAATCGATCTATATCGCCACGCGTATTCTGGAAACGCAGCTTCAGACCGGCACGGCTAACAACGACATAAACGCTCTCCGGGCTATTAGCGCAGTCCCGGAAGGTTTTGCCGTGAACCACTACTTGAGCGATAGCGACGCGTGGTTCCTGATGACAGACGTTCCGGAAGGAGCCAAATATTTCAACCGTGTTCCGGTCTCCGAAAGTAGCGATGGAGACTTCGATACCGGAAATATTCGGTATCGCCAGCGCGAGCGCTACAGCTTCGGATTCAGTGACTATTTGGCTATATGGGGAAGTCCAGGGGCGTAATAGCCACTAGACACGAACCATACAAAAGCATATAAAGGCCGTCTCTTATAAAAAGGAGACGGCCTTTTGGCTTATAAATTAGGGGTTTGCACCGTATGCGGACGCGAACGACGTATTGCGTCGAAAGGGCTATGCGGTACTTGTTATAGCCGCTTACAACGGAACGGAACCACCGATTACGTTCGCAAAGGGACGTTTACCCTATGCACCGAGGAGGGCTGCAATAACCGTGCAGTCAGCCACGGGTTGTGCCAGAAGCATTCGCAACGGATGCGTAAACATGGGCACACAAATCAGACACGTCCCGATAGTTGGGGGCAGATCAACAAGCACCCATTAGCAGAACAATGGAACTACCTGCATAGTCATAAAGGGCAGGTCAAATGTGCCCCCGAATGGCAGACCGACTTTCTTCGGTTTGCCGCAGATGTTGGCGAACAGCCTTCAGACAAGCATCGATTGGTCCGTCCGGATAGGTCCAAACCTATTGGCCCGAGTAATTTTCGATGGGAGTTGCCGTTAGTTACCCGCGAACCGGGGGAATCCGATCAAGATTATCAAGCGCGCTCTTCTCGTATCCATCGCGCGATAAAACCCGAAGCGTACAAACGACGCGAACTACGCCGCCGCTTCGCAGGGTTAAAGCTGGAGGAAGTTCAGGAGTTATCCAGATTTCAAAATCACCAATGCGCTATTTGTGGACGCGAAGAAACTGCGGTGTTGTGGGAGCGAGTTCTGTCGTTGGCGGTAGACCACGAGCATAAACCAAACGGCAAAGTGCGCGGGCTGCTCTGCTTGAAATGCAACCGAGCACTCGGCTTATTTGAAGATAGCGAGACCAGTTTGTTGGCTGCTATAGCGTATCTAAAAGACCCGCCCATGGATCGGATGCGCGCGACCCGCATCCTTGAGACCCAGCTGCAGACCGGTACCGCGAACAACGACATAGCTGCCGGGCTTGACGAACCGCAAACTCCGTAGCATCCTCCGCGTGCTCTTCCAGTTCTCCCCCGTTCTGGATCGGCAGATGGAAGTGCGCAGGTTTTCCCTCCTCCCTGACCTGCGCAACACTTTGGCCCGCCCTTACCGGCGGGCCTTTTCTTTTCCGGCATAACAGCGTACCAATCGTCTATCGGCGCCCTGTGAGGTACCCAATCCTCGGCTACTCCGGCTGCAGCGCGCCCCATGGAGATCAAGGCTATGGGCCTCACGAACTTTCCGAATGGCGTGTCGAGTTTCGGTTTGCCGGTATATGGCACGCCGATTAATGGCGCCCCTCTCACCGGCACCGTCCTTTTCGTCGACACCGTCAATGGCGTGGACGCTGGCTCGGGCATCGGTCCGAACGCGCCGTTCCAGACCCTGACTTACGCGTTGACGCAGGTGCCATCCGGCGCCTACGCGACGATCTATCTCATGCAGGGTTCGACGGTGACGATCTCGTCCGCCACGGCGCTTCTGCTCAACGTCGCCAACGTGGCGATCATCGGTCTCGGTACCGGGTCCCAGCGTCCGGTGTTCAACTTCACCACCGCGAACACCGCGGCCATCCCGGTCAGCGCCGCCAACGTTACCGTCCAGAACATCCGGCATATCGGAAACTTCCTGTCGATCGCTCGGGCGTACACGGTCACGGCGACGGGCTTCACTCTGGACAGCTGCTCGTTCACCGACGCCAGTGGCGTGCTCAACTTCCTCAACATCATCAACTGCACGGGCGCGGCTAATACCGCGGATCGACTGACTGTCACCAACAACTCCTGGTACGGCCTCGGCACGACCTCGGTGAACAGTTTCGTGCTGACGGCCAACGACATCGACAGCCTGACCTTCTCGGGCAACTACGCAAACCTTGCCGCGACGACCGACGCGGCCAGCGGCGTTACCGTCACGGCCGGCGTTCTCACCAACGCCTCGATCGCCTACAACCGCACTTATCGCAAGAACACCGCGACCACGACGGGTGCGCTGGTTAACCTGAGCGGCACGACCTCGACGGGCCTGATCAACAACAACTACTGCCTGACGCTCGACTCATCGAGCCCGCTGCTCTTCACGGCAACGACGGGCCTCGGCGCGTTCGAGAACTACGTCTCGGGCGCGATCACCCTGTCGGGTCTGCTGACTCCGGCGAACGCGTAACGGCATCAGCGGGGAGCTTCGGTTCCCCGCCTTCTCATCAGGAGGCAAGCATGCCCTACTACGCATTCGACATGGATCCTGCCAATACCAGCACGAACGGTATCGCGCAGGCGCAGACCACCTCCGGCGCAGCCGACCTGCTGCTCAACGGCTCGCAGGTTTCAGGTGGCGTCTGGAGCACGACCAGCGCAGGCTACTCGTCCGGGGTCGGCGGGGTTCGTATCCTCATCGACTCGGCGGGCGACATCTCGTCGGTCATCTTCACAGTCTACGGCACCGACCAGGACGGCATCACGCGCACCGAGACGATTACCGGCGTGACCACGACTGAGGTCCTGTCGACGACATTCTGGCAGACCATCACTCGGATCGCGGCCAGCGCTACGGTCGGGTCGAACGTCAACGTTGGCACGGTCAGCCAGATCGTCAGTCCGACGATGGTGCTCAACTGGCGCAACAACTACGCCGCGACCTTCGTGGTCGGCGGGCTGGCTGGCACCTGCCAGTACGACATCGAAGAGACCAACATGCCGATCACCGGCACGACGGACCCGGCGACGCTGGTATGGGGTGTCACGCAGTCTAACAAGAGCGCGGATCTTACCGGGTCGTGCCTAAACTATTCGACCGCGGCACGGCTGCGTTTCGACAGCTATTCGTCAGGCGCGGAGTTGCAGGTTTCGGTTCGGCAGAACGACTACAGCGCGAGGTAAGGCGTGACGACCTCCGGAACGACCGACTTTCAGCTCGATTTCGTGACCGCCGTGGAGGAAGCTTTTGAGCGTTGCGGGCTCGAGAGCCGGTCCGGTTACGACATGCGAACTGCGCGTCGTAGTATCAACCTCATGATGTTGGACTGGGCCAACAAGGGGCTAAACATGTTCACGTACGAAGAGCGGGCTGAACCGCTTTTGTACGGCGTGTCGGAGTATTCGCTCGGGGCCGATTTGGTGGATGTGCTTGAACAGGTAGTGCAGTTGCCGCCGTACGGTTCGTCACCACAGATTTCTCGTCTCAATGTTACCAGAGTGAGCGTCAGCACGCAGGCTACGCGCACGAACCCAAACATTACGGGCCGACCAGTAGAGGTGTATTACAACCGAGGGGTTGACGGCGTTACGGCGCACGTCTGGCCGCTACCCGATAGCAATGGCCCCTATGTGTTAATTTATTGGGCTATGCGTCGTATTCAGGATGCCGGAGCATTCACCAATACTGGCGATTTTCCTTTCCGGTTCCTGCCGGTCTTTGTTGCCGGTCTGGCGTACATGATCGCGCAAAAGAAGCGACGCGACGACCCGAATCTGGTACAGACTTTGAAGGCTGAATATGACGAAGCTTGGGCCGCGGCAGCCTCGGAAGACAGGGAAAAAGCCGTGCTCACGATTACCCCGAGATCGTCCAGTTATCGTGTCGGAACCAATTGATCGAGTCTGTCGAAACAGAACCTATGGTGATCGTGTACAAGGCCACGAACCTTGTGAACAATCATTTTTATCTTGGGTATTCGGCACGGGGCTTGGCTCAGCGCGAAGAGAAACACCGCGCTATGGCGAGGCAAGGTCGGGGGCACCATTTTCACGCGGCGATGCGCAAGTACGGCGCGGAGAATTTTGTGTTCGAGGTCGTCCAGGATTTTCAAGACGACGAAGATCTCGCCAAGATGTTTGAACGTGAAGCTATTCTAGGTTGGAAGCCCCAGTACAACATCTCGCACGGCGGCGACGGGCACCATGTGTCGATGGAGTCACGGAAGAAGATCGGTGACGCTAATCGAGGCCGCCCTAAAAGCGCGGAAACCTTAGAAAAAATGCGCGTAGCGCGCATCGGCAAAAAGGCTACGGAGGAAACCAAAGCGAAGATGCGTGCTACGTGGGCGGCCAAGTACGGTCCGCGAAAGCCGCGCGTGTACACACCCAGAGTTTTTACGCCCGAACAGCGTGCTTACATGAGCGCGATAAATACTGGTAAGACCCACAGCGAAGAGACTCGCGCTAAAATACGCGCAGCGCGGGCACTGCAAGTCATCACTGACGAGACGCGCGCTAAGCAAAGCGCGGCATTGAAGGGCCGCCCAGCACACAACAAAGGCGTGACGCCATCGGCCGAGACGCGCGCGAAGATGCGCGCGACACATCTTGCTCGACCGCCGGTTACCGACGAGGCACGTGCCAATATGCGCGTTGCGCAGGCCAAGAACCGGAAGCCTGTCCAGTGTGTAAACGACGGTCGGGTGTTCGAAAGTTCGCGGGAAGCCGAAATATTTTACGGGCTATGCCAAGCCGCAGTGACGAGGGTGGTTACAGGACGCATCAAGAGCGCCCGCGGCCTGGTGTTTATCCGCTGGGAGCCGAAGTGAATGGCTGGCGTTTCATCCAGTGTATCACGCCCGCCATGGGCACTCGGGCTG